TCGCCAGGAACTTATATTTGGCAAACTGATTATGGCGGTGGCTTGCCGGCTCTGGTCGGCCAGACCTTGGATACGGGTGCTATTACCGCAGTGATCCGTAATCAGCTTGCCCTGGAGGCCGTGGTTGCATCGGACCCGGCTCCGGTGATTATGGTTCATCCTATTGCCAACGGCGTCTTTGTGACGATCTCCTACGTCGATGCTGATAATGGGGCGCAAACAACGCTCAATTTTAACCTGCCGTAAGCTTTAGTGCTATCGAACCTTGATGTGAACCCATCAAGGCCGTGCCTCGGGCCCTTGGTTTTGGCGCATGGGCGCGCGGGGCCGCTGTCGCGGCCCGATACCGGCGATGTCAGTATCAAGGCTCGCCGGCATCATACCTCTATCCCTGTTCCGTATAGCTCTCCTCTGAAAAGTGGAGGGCTTTTGTCGTTTTAATGGAGTAAAAAATGACAACTCTTAATGTACAAACCTTCGATCAGCTTGTATCCAATCAGGCAACTGCCATTCAAGGAGTGGCTTCACCATTACTTGATTTTTCGGTTGGGTCTATTCTGCGCTCGATTGCCGAAGGCAATGCCGGAGTTCTATTATGGCTTCAGGGCTTGATTATCCAGGTTCTTAGTACCACGCGTGCTGCGACCAGTAGTGGCTCCGACCTGGATAGCTGGGTGGCCGATTATACTGTTACGCGGCTGGCGGCGATTCCTGCGACCGGACAGGTGACGTTTTCGAGGAATGTCTCGGCGATACAGGCTGTAATCCCGGTGGGAACGCTGGTTCAAACCGCCGATTTCAGCCAACACTTCACGGTCACGCTCGACACCACCAACAGCGCCTATTCGGCCTCGCTGGGGGGGTACGGGCTGGCGGCGGGAGTGGTGTCTCTCACCGTGCCGGTTCAGGCTGTAATCGCCGGAGCGGCAGGCAATGTGGTGATCGGAGCGATCTCGTCGATGCCGATGGCAATCATTGGCGTTGATACCGTGACCAACGCGGCTCCGTTGGTGAATGGGGCGGACGCCGAGAGTGACGCCGCTTTGCGGACGCGGTTTTCGCTGTATATCGCCAGCTTGGCCAAGGCCACCAAGACCGCGATCGGTGCGGCTATCGCCTCGGTTCAGCAAGGGCTGTCTTACACTGTCACCGAAGCCGTCAATTATGCCGGGCAGGCCCAGGCGGGCTCGTTTTATGTGGTGGTGGATGATGGCAGCGGCAATCCGCCCAAAAGCCTGTTGACGGCGGTGGCGACGGCCATTGACGCGATCCGGCCCGTGGGGACCAGTTGGGCGGTGTTCGGGCCAACCGTTCTGACCGCTAACCCCAGCCTGACCGTGGTGGCGGCGACCGGATACAGCCACGCCACGGTGTCGGCTGCCGTCGCCAATGCTCTTGGCGTCTTGATCTGTGGCTTGGGATTGGGGGCCGTGCTGCCCTATTCGCAATTGGCAGCGGTGGCATGGGGGGTGCCGGGAGTGGCCAATGTCACCGGCCTGTTGTTGAACGGCAGCACAGCAGACTTGGTGGCAACCCCTCAACAGGTGATCCGGGCCGGTACCATCACGGTGAATTGATGGGCCGCTATAACAGCTTAATAGCCGCAGTGGCGATCGCCAGCAATGCGGCGATCGCCGTGAGTTGCCAGGCCATCATCTTGCCGAACCAGATTTTCAGGTCGCGTTCGAGGAGATGAATGTCGGCCTTCAGTTCCGTTCTGACGTCGGTCAGATCGTGCTTGGTGGCAAGTTCGGCCCCGGACATCGCTTCGGCAAGCGCATTGGAAATGCCCTCGGCTTGTTCCTGCGTCATGTGTGCTGTGTCCCGCAGAGTGCGAGCCAGTTTCAGGGTATCGAAGGCGACGGCGGTCATAAGGTGTTCTCCTGCGGCCTACCGCTAAAATAGCACGCTCTGCCGTCCGTTACGAATCCCGATCTTTTTGTTAAGGAGACTCTACTCATGGCCACCGGAGATCCTCACGATGTGGCCGCCCGGCTGCGCAGCGTCCTGCCGCCGTGGTTCGGCGATACGGCTGCCAGTCCGTTGGTGGGCGGGGTGCTGGCGGGGCTCGGCACCGGCCATGCCGCCGCGTATACCCTGTTGCAACAGGTCATCGCTCAAACCCGGATCAAAACCGCGTCGGGCGGCTTTCTGGATCTGATCGCCTGGGACTTCTTCGCCGGGCGGCTGGTGCGCAAAATCGGAGAAACCGATAGCAGTCTGCAAACCCGCATTCTGGCCGAGATCATTCGTCCCAGGGCCACCCGTGCCGGGCTGGTTCAAGTCCTCTTTCAGCTTACCGGGCGAACGCCGGTCATCTTCGAACCCACCCGCCCTCTGGATACCGGCGCCTATGGCGTCGGTGCCGTCACCGGCTATGGCGTGGCCGGCGGTTATGGGTCGCTGTCCCTGCCGGGCCAAGCCTTCATCACCGCCTATCGCCCGGCCACAACCGGGATTCCCTTGGTCAACGGCTATGGCGGCCCAGCGGGCGGCTATGGCGTGGCCGGGAAGCTCCAATATGCCAGCCTGTCCATGGTTCAAGGGGCCGTTACCGATAGCGATCTCTACGCCGCCATCGACAGCGTCAAGCCCGCCGGGGCGAGGCTGTGGGCCCGGTTGTCGAACTGAATGCTGCGTACTGGAATCATACCGGCGAGCCTTAACCATGACACATCGCCGGTCCTCGGGCCGCGATTGCGACCCTGCGTCCTCGTGGACGCGAAGCCAAGGGCGCGGAGGCGCCCGCCCGGCGTCTGAGGGCAGCCTTGATGAGTCACCATCAAGGCTCGAGGGTATCAGTGAACCAGTTTGACCACGGTGGCGACGATCGCAATCCCCGCCGCCAGCATGGCACCCAACTTGATGGTTAGGCGCTGTTCAAGATCGCGCAACCTGTTGTCCAGGTGTTCTTTTGTGACCAGATCGGCTCCCGACATGGCCTCGGCCAAAGCATCGGAAACGCCCTCTGCCTGCTCCTGGGTCATATGTGCTCGATCACGCAGTGTGCGGGCCAGCTTGAGAGTATCGAATGGAACGGCGGTCATAGGGTGTTCTCCTGCGTCTCGCCGCCAAAATAGCACGCTCTGGCGTCCATTACGAATCCTGCCCCCTCATCCCGGCCCGCCGCCTCGGCGGGCTTTTTTTTGTCAAGGACACCCCTTCATGGATCGTCAAATTGTCTACCCAGGGCAAATTCCCTTGGAGACCGACCTGTTGCATGCGCAAAAGGATGCTTTGATTGGCTTGGCCATGGCCTGTCAGGCGGTGTTGGGCCCGTCAACGGTGGTGGATGGGCTGGCCTGTACCCCCACCACGCCCGCCAGCCTGTCGGTGACGATTGGACAGGGCTCGCTGTATGCGGTCGAGCCCGTCGATGCCAGCGCCTATAGCTCGTTGCCAGCGGACACCACCGACAGCATCGTCAAGCAGGGCATCCAACTGGCGCCGACCACGCTGACGCTGACGCCGCCGGGCACCGTCGGCTATGCCATCAATTACCTGATTGAAGCGGCCTATCTGGACCAAGACGGCGGCGCAACGGTACTGCCTTATTACAACGCCAGCAACCCCAGCCAAGCCTACAGCGGCCCGAACAACAGCGGCGCGGCTCAGAACACCACCCGGCAGGGGATGATTGCGGTCCAGGCCAAGGCCGGAGTGGCAGCGGCAGCCGGCAGCCAGATCACGCCCGCCGCCGATCCCGGCTATGTCCCGCTTTATGTGGTGACGGTGGCTTATGGGACCAGCACCATCACCGCCGGCAACATTGCCGCCGTGGCCGGGGCGCCATTCATCACCCCCAAGCTGCCAGCGGTGCCGGCGGCGATCCAGGCTCAATCCGGCAACTTTGCGGTTGATACCGGGGCGGTGAATGCGCTGGCGGTCACGCTCTCGCCGGCCCCGGCGGCGCTGGTGGCGGGACTGCCGGTGCGGGTCAAGAGTGCCAATACCGTCACCGGCGCCAGTACCTTGAACGTCAACGGTCTGGGGGCGGTGGCGATCAAGCGACCGGACGGCACCGCCTTGCAAACCGGCGACGTGTTGGCCAATCAGACCGTGCAACTGGTCTATGACGGCACCAACTTCATTCTTCCGGCCTTGCCCGGAGTGTCGGCCACCGTCATGGCCGCAGCGATTCAAGCCCAAGCCGGGAATTACGCGGTCGATACCGGGGCCGTCAACGCCTACGCGGTGACGCTCTCCCCAGCACCCACGGCGCTGGGGGCGGGGTTGCAGGTGCGCATGAAGGCAGCCACCGCCAGCACCGGCCCCAGCACACTCAACGTCAATGGGCTGGGGGCAACGACGATCAAGCGTCGCTCTGACGGCGGCGCGCTGGGGGTGCCCGACATCGTGGCCGGCGGCATCTACGAACTGATCTACGACGGCGCCATCTGGCAGTTGTTAACCGACAACCGGCTTCGCGGGTATCAGGTCTTCACGGCCTCCGGCACCTTCACGGTGCCGGCCGGGGTCACCCTGATCCGCGCTGCGGCGATTGGGGGCGGCGGCGCGGGCGGCGCGGGCAGCGGTAGCGGCGGTCATGGTGGCGGTGGCGGCGGTGCGGGCAACCTCGCGACCGGTTCCTTCGCGGTCACGCCGGGCCAGCAGGTTACCATCACCATTGGCGCGGGCGCGAGTTCGGCCCCAGGGGTTACCGGCGGCACGACCAGTATCGGCGCGTTGCTCTCGGCGACCGGCGGCACCGGCGGCGCATCGTCCGGCGCTCCCGGCACCGGCAGCGCGACCGGCGGCACCGGCGGTGCCGGCGGTGGCAGTGGCACCCAAGGTGCCACACCCAGCAGTACGCCACTGGCGCTCTTCTACGTGCAGTCGCTTTCGACCATGGCCGGAAACACCGACGATAACTGCGCGGGCCAGGGCGTCTACGCGGGCGGCGGGGGTGGTGCCGGCGGCTACGGCCTGCCCGGTGCTTCCGTCGCGCAAGCCTACTCGGGCAACGGTTTCGGAGCGGGCGGCAACGGCGCGCGGGCCGATTTCACCGGCGGCATCATCGGCAACAACGCTGCTGCGGCGGGATTGCAAGGCGGCGCCTACATCGAATGGGGTTGATCAACCTGAAGGAGTTTCATCATGACCACATGGGTCCGCATTGACAATAACGCCGCCGTGTTGGCGGATTTGACGACGATTGATCCGGCGGGGCGGTTTGACCCGAGCCTGAAATGGGCGGTTGTGCCCGACGCCTTGGCCTCGGATCCGGTAGCCCTGCAAGTCGGGTTGGCTCTGGCGTCCGATGGGGTGACGCTTCAAATCGCCAACCCCACCGCCTACGCCGCCCTGTACAAGTCAGGGCTGCTGGCCTATGCCAACGCCAAACAGACGGCGGCGTTGGCGGCGGTGTTCAGCCATCCGCTGTCGGACGGCAGCGCCACCCTGACCACCGCCTGCGATCCGGCCTCCCAGGCGGGCTTGTTGATGCTCAAGCAGTGGGCTGCCGATAATGCCACGGTCACGCCGGCACCCTCCCGGCTTTACATCAACTCCGATTGGTCGTCCCACCCCATCACCCCAACCCAAATGACCGAGTTCGGGGATGCCGTCGGGGCTCATGTCTCGGCTCTGTGGGCGGACCTGGCAACCGTCATCGCCGCCATCACCGCCGGCACCCTCACCACCACAGCCCAGATCGATGGGGCAAGCTGGGGGTAAAAGGAAGACGGCGCCCTCTAACCCAACGGCCCTAGAAATGATCGGTGCCGTTGGTATCGGTGGCGGTCGCCGCCGCGCGAAGAACCCAAGAAAAGGACAGCCCCTATGACCGATCACGATCGTATCTCCGACCTTCTGACCATCGGGTACGATCCCCGAACGCTGAAAAGCGCCCAAGACGTCGCGGCGGAGAAGCTGAACCACTATGACGGTGAAGTGTACCCTACCGACGGCTGCGCCATCACCCTGTCGGTCCTGCTCCAAGATGCCGGGATCCCGGTGCCCGATACCTACCAGGCGCTGGCACTGGGACGTTTGTTGCAAGGGCATCGTGGGTGGACTCGGGTCGCTCCGGGTTCCCAGCGGGCTGGTGACGTGGGTTCCACCTGCGGGGACGTCCCTGACCATGGCGTCGACCACATCTATCTGGTGCTCAAGCCGGTTGATGGCGATCAGATGGTGATCGCCGACAATCAATCCCCGACCCCGCACACTCGCTTCGCCAGCGGCAAAGGGCACGCCCGGACCACGTTTTTCTTGCGGGCACCTGCGGCCTAGCCATGTCTCCCGAAACCAGAGGCTGCTGATCTGGCTGGAAACGCCTGTAGGATTCTGGTCTTGGGCGGAATCGTGGGCGAACGTCCGTGTCCGTATCCAAGACCATTGGTATGACTGGAGAATCGACCGGGCCCGCCCTTCAGCGGGCCTTTTTTCATGAGGAATCCCCCAATGCCCCCAGACCCCAACCGCCCGGCCATCGGCGAGCGCATCGCCCGCCTGGAAGCCGGTATGGACCATGTTGTGTCCTGGACCGAAGAACACGGCCCCGAGGAAATGGCCCGCTACAAAGACATCTGGACCGCCATCGACGCCATACGAGGCGAGTTGGTGGCGCTGCGTTCGGATATCATGCTGGCTCGCGGCGCCGTCCGCGCCTCCAGCGTGATCGCCGGAGCCATCGTGATCGTGATCGGCGGCATCTGGACCTTGATCCAGACCCTCGCCCCGCATGTCCATTAATAAAGGTTTTTGATCATGAACACTCTCGCATCCCTCCTGGGGACGAGCGCCCTGGCGTTCGCCCTGTCGGCCTGTGCCGCTAACGGCACCCTGACTCCGGCGGAAAAAACCTTGGTCACGGTCAGTTGCGGGGTCGCCAACGCCGCATCAACCGCTGCCCCCGCCGGCCTGAAGATCGCGGCCTTGTTGGACCCTGCCGACGCCGCCGCCATCACGACCGCCAGCGCGATTGATCAGCTCGCCCACCCGGCCATTGTTGCCGCCTGTGCCGCGATCGGCGGCACACCAACGGCGGTGACGGTTCCGACGAGCACTCCCACTCCGTAACCAAGCCAACCGAAAGGCGTAAACTCCCATGAGCAAACTAAAGCAGTACGTCCTCGCCCGGCTCCAAGAAAAGTCCACTTGGCTGGGCTTGATCACCGTGATCTCGGCCTTGGGCGTGACGATCTCGCCCGATCAGGCCATCAACATCGCCACCAGCGCCGCCGCACTGGCGGGAACGCTGGTGGCGGCGACCGAGGGGTGA